ATAGTATGGAAAGTAACCATACCGGCACGCCTCGCAACTGAAATCGAGATGGCAATCGTCGACACAGTACGGCAAAAACCAATCTACGGACTTCGATCACAATTAATCACAGAACTTCTAATGCGGCACTTACAACAACTCAAAGGTGAGACCTATGAACAGCGATCTTAATATCAAACTCAACTTTGATGATCCGCTAGCCGTTCAGCAACGGTGGAATGAACTTTTACACATCGCAAAAGAACGCGAACTAACTGCCGAGGAAACCGCTGAAGCTGTGCAATGCACTCGCGTTCTTCGCAGAACTCACACCGGTCCCGCGAAAGCGAAAACCTCAACGGCACGCGCAACGAAGTCAGCAAAACTCGATACACTTAAAAATTCGCTCCTCGATGATTAACTAATCTTCGAAAGGACCTCGAAAATGGACTCCGAACCCGAACAAACTTCGAACCTTCCAATCTACATCGACAGCTCAATGCTTTCAACTTTCCGCTCATGCAGGAAAAAGTTCGAATACTCATATATTAAGAAACTCGCGCCAATCGGAGAATCGATTCACTTAGCAGCCGGTGGAGCTTTCGCCGCTGCATGTGAAGCTGCACGAAACCATCAATTTATCTCAAGTCCAACTAAAGCACTTCCTGTTGATGACCTACTTCACGCCGCTATCGGACCTTTCATGAAAGCCTGGGACTTATATAATCCGGGCGAAGATGAAACTAAAAACCATCATAACGTTTTTCACGCATTCGAAACCTATATCACTGAATATCATCCATTCACCGATCCAGTTCAACCGCAAATGTTCGAAGATAAACCTTCGACTGAATTTACTTTCGCAATTCCACTTCCAATTAATCATCCAGACTTCAATTCGCCATTCATCTTTGTAGGTCGCTTCGATCTCTTAGGTAAATTCTACGATCTACCCGTAATTCTGGATGAAAAAACTACTTCAGCTCTAGGCCCTTACTGGCTTCAACAGTGGTCACTCCGCGGTCAATTTCTCGGCTACGTTTGGGCTTGTCAACAACTCGGATATTCGATCAACACGGCAATTATTCGTGGAGTTGCTCTTTTAAAGACTCAACACAATTTCGTAAGCGTACCAGTTACCTACCCACAACACTTAGTCGATCGTTGGTATATCGAACTTTTAGAAACCTTGAATGAAATCATTCACTTTTATAAAGAAAACCGTTTCGCTTATAACTTTAGCGACGCTTGCACTTCATACGGGGGATGCTCTTTCAAAGAACTTTGCCTTGCTAACGATCCAACTCCCTGGTTGTCAAACTTTCAAACCCGCATTTGGTCCCCCGTTAAGATAGAAGAGCACACTTAATTCAGGAGTCTAACTAATGCCTATAGCTATCGAAGACTTAAAATTCAAGAAGATCAAAGATTACTCCGACGACGAACTTAAATTCGCAATAACTCACTCAGTCACTTATTTAAAAGAAAAGCAGATCGATTTCTACACTATCTTACGCGGAATTGACGCTTACTTCGAACAACGAAATAGAAAGAATTCAACTACTTCAAAGTAGCAGGGTTTAAAATGAAATTAAATACTCTAACAGCAGCACTTAGGGCAGCGGACGAAGCGAATAAACTCGCTAAAGTCCCTGCCCGTTTTTCTTTAATAATTGCCGCGTTAGAAGCAGATCAAACTATTCACCCACTCCTGCGTAACGATTTAACTACCCTTATTTTAAATACAGTAAACTTGAGTGAAGCTGTAATTGACGAAAGTTATCCGATTGACGTAGTTACCGATACAATTGCTACACTCTTAACAGTAAGTAGTGCAATTCTCGCCCATGTAACACATAATCGTCCAAGTTTCTACGCTTACGGAATTGAAGATCAGAAGACTAAAACGCTCTTAGCTTCAATCTTTACAACCAAACTTGAAGCTGAGCGTGAAATAGACCTTCTACGCAACTTAGGAGCAACATCTAAACTTAAAGCAGTACCCATTCGTATAAGTTCTCAAATTGTAAACAGACCAAACTTACAAATTCCAATAATCGAACATGAGGAACTAACAGATGACAATTCCAATTCAACCCTTAAAACCGAACCTCCAAACGAACCAAATAGCACAACTACCTCAAACGAACGAATCCAAAAGCCAACCGATACAACCACCTAGTGTACTCTTAATCGGCGGACCCGGAAGCGGTAAAACTTACAGCTTAAGTACACTTATTGAAGCTGGCTTAGACGTATTTGTAATCGTAACTGAGCCAGTAGGCCTAGACTCTCTAATTGACGTAATGACTACTAAGAAACTTAATATGAATAAACTCCATTATAAAGCTATCTCACCCGCGCGTCCTGGCTTCACTTCACTTTTAGACTCAGCGAAGAAAGTTGCAAATTTAAGCTATGACGACTTAACTAAACTTCGCCCAACTTCAGGGAGATCAAATGCACAGTGGATCACATTACTCGAAACCCTCTCGAACTTCAAATGTGACCGAACGGGAGAAACTTTCGGACCAGTTGACAATTTCGGACCTGACAAAGCTTTGGTTATTGACTCCTTATCTGGGCTTAACACTATGGCTATGGACCTTACGATCGGTGATAAGCCCACCGCTCACCAAGGTGAATGGGGAGTCGCAATGCAAATGCTCGACAAACTCCTCCTCAGTCTTACAAGCGGTCTCAAGTGCCCGCTCGTTATCACCGCGCACCTCGAAAAAGAAACGAACGACGTTACTGGAGCGGTTCAAGTAATGGCCAGTGCACTCGGCCGCAAACTTGCACCTAAACTTCCGCGGTTCTTTTCCGAAGTAGTAATGGCTTATCGTGATAACCAAATGTTCGCTTGGAGCACACAAGCACCGAACACCGATCTTAAGTCGCGCGCTTTACCATTAAGCGCAAAACTTGAGCCAACGTTTCAACCCGTAATTGACGCATATAGGCGTAGATTGGAGGCAACGAAAGTTTAAACCTTAGCTCTAAACTTAAATCCTACTAATATAAACGCAACACGTAAAAGGAACCTGATATGTCAGTATTTGATCCCGAAACGTTCATGTCTGCTGAGATCACTGGAGCACTTGATACGACGCTTGCACCTGTTCCCGAGGGAGCCTACCCCGCAATCGTAAGTGAATTTAAATTACGCGAAGTCGAAGGTCGAGATGGCTCACCCCGTTATCCGTGTGAGATTCAGTGGGAAATCGTAGACGATAATCTCAAGATTGCTCTCGGACGTGATAAAGTTACAGTACGCCAGACAGTATGGCTTGATCTTACTGCGACTGGCTTACTCGATAATTCAAAAGGTAAAAACATTGGACTTGGTAAAATTCGCCAAGCCCTTAGCCAGAATGATCCTAATACTCGTTGGTCTCTTAACTCACTTCGCGGTGCAGGACCGGCTCTTGTTGAAGTAAAGCACCGACCGGATAAGAATGATCCTTCGGTAATTTACGCAGAAGTTTCACGAGTTGGAACTTATAAGTAATAACTATCAGAGGGTTGGCGATCTTTCGCTAACCCTCACTTTTACTTACGGGGGTTATTTTAAAATGCAATCTGTGCCAAATATTCTTCCAAAAGAAGAAGTAACAATTTTTTACTTATTTCCAGAAAAACAACCAGTAGCTTATGGATGCGCTTACTGTGGTAAAGTATTTGCTACTCGCATCTATTCGCAACTTGGTGCTCAGCAACTCTTACTTCAACACATAAGAAATTGTGACATGAAACGCTAAAGGAGGACAAATATGGTACCTTTATCTGCACTTACGATAGAACATGACTTCATAAACATTCCGATTCCAGTTCAAACTAGAGTAAACGACGCGTTACAAACGATATGGATTGGTCAGTTTTCTGGCACCGTATCTTTAAAGAAATTTAAAAAGCATGTTGAAATTACACAAATCTGTATTAAAAGTAACTACGAAAAGAATAGTACACTTATACTTTATTCTGGCTGTTGGGAACATTCTCTTTTTATGCAACTTAAACAATCGATTGAAGCACATTATCCACACTTGTTTACATTGGAGCTTAGTATGCAAGATAAGCGCATCGCAGAGCTTGAGGCTACGCTGCGTGAGATTGCTGACGGGTACAGCGCCGAGGAGGACGGACGTCCGCAGGCATTTCGATTTTCACAGATCGCGCGCAAGGCGCTTCACATTTAGGGAGCTAAGTTCGTGAGCGAGTATTGGGCCAAGCAGCAGCTAATCGAAGCGCATCAAATCTTGACGCAGATGGGCGTGACTCTGCGGACCGTTACGTCTTGCAGCGCGTGGTGCCAGTTGGTGATGTGTCGGCTGATCTACGAATTTTGATAGATGGCCACAACAGTATCATTCTGAAGATGTGCAATCGCTGAACACGAAAGGGCCGAGAATGGACATCGAAGTATCGATCACGCCGTTGGAAATCGACGGCAAAAGCCGACCGATCGATGACGAGCGTCGCGTTGTGCTGCGCCCCTCATGGAACACGCGGGGCCGCTGCGTTGATCTGGTCGTCCCTGGCGGAAAGTACAAGCTGGATCGCGCCCAACTTGAAGCGGCGCTGCGCGCGTGCGCTCAAGCATTATAAGGAGCGGTGACTATGCAGCGATATTGGAAGGGCTGGCGATCTGCTCTACGTGTCTATCGCATGGCACGTGCAAAACGACACGGTGCAGGACCGACAACGATTATCAACGCGATGAAGTTGGCCGCGTGGGACCGCTTTATTGTTGACGGTCAGCATTGCCGGCCGATGCGACCACCTCTGTTCATACGGTGGTCCCGAACTTGGACGATCAAACAACGAAAGGACAACGCATGAGTGACGAGCAGATCATCCGCCTCGCGCGCCGGCCGATAGGCTTCAAGGTGTCGCGAAGCTCCAAGGACAAGGCGTTGCGCGAGGCATGCACAGCTCTGGCGAAACGCGGTGATCTAATAGGCAAGCCGTATGATGGCGGCATGATTTGGTTCGCAACGCACTAAGGGAGATCAACAATGAAAAAGCGTAAACCGAGACCAACTGATCCAGATTTATTTCTTATCTTACAAATAATCGCACATAAAACACCAAAAGAAATTGCAGAAAATAGTATAATTGGAGCTTCAACTATACGAAATTGGCGTAAAGGTTTAGTTAAAACTCCACTTCATTACACTATGCAAGCAGCACTTCGCGCTTGTAATTATAAATGGAAAATTATTAAATGTAAGTAAAAACTTAATCTTAGTTTTAAGTACAACCTTATAGTACGTAACCTAATAGGGTCTAACCAATGCGTACACTCTTACTTAAAAATTTAATAATCAACGATAGGCAAAGAAAAACCTTTAGTCCGAAGGAATTAGCTGAACTTAAAAAGGGTATTTTAACTAAAGGTTTAATGCACCCGCCTGTAGTAGAAGAACTTTCAAATTCTCAATTTCGACTTATAGCTGGAGAACGTAGAGTAAGAGCTATAACTGAATTACACCAAGAGGGCCATTCTATAAATTTTGAAAACGAAATAATTCCAATTTTAGAAATTCCATATACACTTTTAAATTCCCTATCTGAAGCTGATCGCTTTGAGGCAGAACTTGAAGAAAACCTTTTACGCAGTAACTTAACGTGGCTTGAAGAAAGTGAAGCTAGAAATGCTTTACATGAACTTAGAGCAAAAGCTAATCCAACGCAAACTGTACTTGAAACGGCTAGGGAAATTTCAGAAAAAACAGGCTCCAATTTAAACACAGAACGCCACGCAGTTGCTAGAGCAATTATAATAGCTAAAAATAAAGACAATCCTAAAGTTAAAAATGCACGAACAGAACGTGAAGCTGTAACTGCAATCTTAGACGAGAGTGAAAACTTATTTAAAGCTCGTAATAGCGCATTACTTAGAAAACAATCCTCAAGTGACCATAAAGTAATTCACGGTGATTTATTTGACGAACTCTTACTAATACCGAAACAATCAGTTGAAACCGTAATTTGCGATCCGCCATATGGAATTAATGCAGATAAAATGGGCAAGGGTGAATTCCATCTTTACGATGATAGTCCGGAGGCTGCACTTGAAACATGCAAACACATTATTGAGCAAGCTTTTCGAATTACAAAGAATCGTGCACTTATGTTTCTGTTTTGCGACTTCGAGCATTTCGTTACACTTCGCGACCATGCCGCCAGAATGGCATGGACCCCGTGGCGTACCCCCATTACTTGGATTAAAGGGACCGATGGGCACGCACCTTGGGGACGTGCCGGATTTATCCGTACAACCGAAGTTATTCTTTTTTGTACCAAAGGACAAAAAGAACTTCAAGGTCCAGGAGGTCCAGATCATTTAATTTTTAAACGACCATCTAAAGCAGATCGCTTACATTCCGCAGAGAAACCAGTTGAACTTTTAAGTTATTTAATTTCAATCTCTACTTTAGCCGGTGAAACTGTTTTAGATCCTTGTTGTGGAAGTGGAAGTATAATTGAAGCTGCTAAACTTCACCGGGTGAAGACTATCGCGATAGAAAAAGAACTAGACTACTATCATCAAGCTCTAACTCGAACGGAGATCTAACTTATGGATAAAGATTACCAAGCTCAACCAGTTATCTCAACGAAAACTTTAACAAATATCTTTCAAAACGATATGCTTAAAATTGTAAAGGGTAAAAATAATTCTTGGCTACTCTATGCAACCGCACACATTTTAGATGAAGATAAATGCTACGGTTTTACAACCCTACAAGATTTGATGGTTTTTCTAAACACAGAACACACTAAATTTAACTCAGATACTCAATTAGCTTCACCTGTTCCAAGTGCATATAACTATTTATACAGTAGCAACCTTAATCGTACTGAACTACTTGGCCCTTATGAAGATATGATTTCAGATCCGTTAAGGAGCAATTTAAATGATCCCAATCCATCTACTTAAAAATACACGAGGTAATGTTGAAAGTAAAATTCTAGTTTTAGGTGATATTTGGGGAACGGGCTTAGGCCCGTTCTCTGGACCATCTGGATTAGAGTTTACACGCATATTAGCTGACGCGCATATTTTAGAAACTAATTTACTTTTCGCAAGCGTTATAAATTCAAGTGGAACAGATACTAAAAAATTCTTTTTTCAAACGAAAGATCCAAATAGAGGTAAACTTTATAAAAATACTTACCCCAAACCGCAACTCCTTTCAGACTTAAGTAAACTTGAAGAACTAATCACAACTTTAAATCCTAGATTAATTATTGCTTCAGGTAATTTAGCTTTCTGGGCCTTAACGAATTTCAACTTAATATCTACCTTTGAAGGTTATAAACTACCTAGTGGAATTTCTAAATATCGAGGTTCAGCACTTTATTCCAGAGAAATTAACGGAAAAACTTACCCATTACTACCGATTTATTCGCCTAACCAAATTCTAAAAGCTTGGGATTTACGCTTCATTACAGTACACGATTTGAAAGCGAGAGCTAAACCACTTATAAATTCTACAAACCAAGATCTTTGGAAAGAACCTAAAACTAATTTTATCCCTAATCCGGAATATCCACTTGCAGTTGAAACTTTAAATACATGGCTCACTTATGTCGAACAAAATGAATTATGGTTAGCTGTAGATATTGAAACTTGGAAGCAAAAAGAAATAGTATGTATAGGTTTTGCAGACGATAAATTGGCAATCTGTATTCCTTTTTTCTTTTTCGCGCCAAGTGGTGAAGTTATAAATTTTTATACAGAAATCCAAGAAATTAAATTAATTCAACTAATACAAAAACTGCTCTCTCACCCTAACATTAGAATTATCGGACAAAATTATAATTACGATTACCAATATCTTGACAGATATTGGGCTATTCGAACTCCAGTATCTTGGGATACCATGCTCGCGCATCACTTAATGTGGCCGGGTACACCAAAAAGTTTAGACTACCTTAGTTCTCTATATTGTCAATATTACTCTTATTGGAAAGACGAAAGTCAAGAATGGACCGACGGAATTAATCACCGAGATCTTTGGCTTTATAATTGTAAAGATACACGAAATACTTACGACATTGCTCAAGAACAAAAAGTCTTAATTAGTCAGTTAAATCTCACTGAACAATATCAAAGCCAATTAGACCAGTGGCAATTAGCTGCTAAAATGACCCACTATGGAGTAAACTTTAATAAAGAAAGTAGAGCTAAAATTAACCAAGAACTTCAAGAAATAGCTAGTGATTTAGAACACTACTTATTAACTTCAATGCCTCCAGATTTACGCTATACTTCAACTAAAGGTTGTTGGTTTAATTCGCCAATTAAGACGAGTGAGATCTTTTATACTTATCTTCAAATCCAACCTGTATTACATAAAAAAACTAAACGGCCTACGGTTGATGCCTCTAGTTTCGAACCTCTTAAAAAACGTGCTCCATGGCTTAAGGGAGTTATAACAAGATTAGAACTTTTACGCAGCATTCAAGTGTTTCGTTCACATTTTTTGGATGCAAAACTTTCTTACGATAAACGTATACGCTGTAGCTTTAATGTAGGAGGAACTGATACATTTCGTTGGAGTTCCAACTCGTCAAGCTTTGATGAAGGTACTAATTTACAAAATATTCCTAAAGGAGACTAACTAATGATCCAATATGGTCCGATTAGCGTTGCAGCTGACCAACTACATGCTGAAAAATATCGCGGACCGGGTGAGTCTTTTCGCGAAGCCATGACTCGAATAGCTAGTACACTTTGCGATAACGATGAACATTTTAAAATTTTTCGCCAAATTCTCTTAGAACAACGTTTTCTTCCAGGGGGCAGAATTCAGAGTGCAATTGGAAGTTTAAAAGCTACAACACCTTATAATTGTTTTGTAAGCGGCACAATTGAAGACTCTTATACCGAAGGCACCGGAAGTATAATGGCTAGAGCTAGCCAAGCCGCAACTACAATGCGTATGGGAGGTGGAATAGGTTATGATTTTTCTACTTTACGTCCTGAAGGAACCCAAATTAGAAAATTAGGATCTAAGGCTTCAGGTCCAGTTTCTTTTATGGACATTTTCGATTCTATCTGTAAAGTAACTGCTTCGGCTGGTGACCGCCGGGGTGCTCAAATGGGAGTCTTAAGAGTCGATCATCCTGATATTGAGCATTTCATTCGAGCTAAAGCAAACGCGACTAAACTCACTGGCTTTAATATCTCAATCGCTGTAACAGACGCTTTTATGGAAGCTGTAGCTAGTGATGGTGATTTTCCTTTAATTTGGAATAATACAATCTATCGCATAATTAGAGCCCGTGATTTGTGGAACTTAATTATGCGAAATAATTACGATTGGGGTGAGCCAGGGATCTTATTTATCGATAGGATTAATCGTTTAAATAACTTATATTACTGTGAAACAATCGCCGCAACTAACCCTTGCGGGGAGCAACCTCTTCCTCCATATGGAGCTTGTCTTTTAGGTTCTTTTAATTTAACTAAGTACTTAAATCGAAATGGTCCGAACACAGCTTGGTGGTTTGACTATGCACAATTTTTCGAAGATATTCCCTACGTAGTTCGAGCAATGGATAATGTAATTGATTGTGCAGATTACCCATTATTCGAACAAGAACAGGAAGCGAAAGCTAAACGTAGAATGGGTTTAGGTGTAACTGGAGTAGCTAATACTATCGAAGCTTTAGGTTTTCCTTACGGTTCCGATAAATTTATCACTTATTTACATTCAATATTATCCGGTTTACGTACTGAAGCTTATAGATCTTCATGTTATTTAGCTAAAGAGAAAGGAGCTTTTCCTAAATTTAATCCTACTGCTTATTTACAGGGAGAATATGTTTCAAAACTTCCACTAGATGTTCGTGATTTAATTAGAGAAAATGGAATACGTAACTCTCATTTAATTTCAATTGCACCTACTGGAACTATATCGCTTACTGCTGATAATGTATCTAGTGGAATTGAGCCAGTTTTTAGCTATAAAACTAAACGCTGGATTATAGATAACGCTGGACGTAGTCAAGTCGATCTTTATGATTATGGTTATAAATATTTAAATGTTAGTGGAAAAACTGCAGCGCAATGTACTGTAGACGACCATTTAAAAGTTTTAATCACTGCAAGCCGTTACGTAGATTCTGCTGTTTCAAAAACTTGTAATGTACCTACAGACTATAACTGGGAAGACTTTAAAAACATCTACATCAAAGCTTGGAAAGAAAATTGTAAAGGGTGCACAACTTTTAGAATGAATTCATTACGTGAAGGTATTTTAGAAGAAGTAAATTTAAAAGAAGAAGAAACGATACTTACAATTGACTCTACTTATAAAGAAGAAAATGTAGAACTAACTTGTGAAGTAGACCCCTTAACAGGTAGAAAAAATTGTGAATAGGAGCTTTACTATGTTAGATATTACTGAATTATATCAACCATACGATAATAAAACTTTTGCAGATCGCGTATCGTGTGAGATTTTAAAAGCGATAGTTCTTGACGCAAATTCTTGGTTAGAAGTATTACATCAACTTTTAGTTTATCGTGATGATGAAGGTGTACCAGCTATCCGTAAAGTAACATCTTATGATTTAGCTGTCCTTATAAGTCTAGTTATTCGTGAGCAAATTCCAATTGGAGATACTCATGATTGATTTAAAATTAGTAGAAACATTATGTAAAGATTTAAAATTAAACGGGGAATCTCTACGTATAGTTAGTTTATTCTTTGCTACTTGGAAACTTTATAGAACAGCCGCTTCTTCCGATCAAACTATCCAGGCGGCTATGCGGATAGAAACTTATATTAAGACTGGAGATTTTAAGAAATGACAACCACAGTCGCAGATGTTAAACTTCCAAATGTACGTAAACTTTTTATACCTGATCCTGGCTACATCATCTGCGACTGTGATCTTTCTGGTGCAGACGCGCAAGTTGTAGCTTGGGAAGCTGAAGATGAAGAACTTAAGAATGCATTTAAAGCTGGTTTAAATATTCATAATTTTAATGGTAAAATGATCTGGGGTGAAAAATATGAACCCAATTCTTATAGAACTGGCGCACAACATACGATGCGTGACGAAACTAAAAGGGCTGTCCACGCAACAAACTACGGTGTATCCCCGCGGACAATGGCAGCTACATTGCAATGGACAACTAACGAAGCTGAGTCTTTCATCAACAGATGGTTTACGTTACACCCTAATATTCGAGAGTGGCATAGACGTGTTGAGCACGAACTTCAGTTTAAACGTCGTGTCACCAACGTATTCAATTACCGCATTATATATTTTGATCGAGTCGACGCTTTACTTCCTACTGCGCTTGCGTGGGGACCTCAGTCCACTGTCGGTATCATATGTTCCAGAGGAGCTGTAAGATTAACTAAAAATTTACCATGGGTAATTCCACTTTTACAGGTTCACGATTCTTTTGTATTTCAAATTCCGATCTCTAAATTTGAACCTAAATATTTAGAACAAATTAAAGACTTACTCTCAATCGTTGCACCATATAAAGATCCACTAATTATCCCCTGGGAACTTGCTGCAAGTACAAGTTCCTGGGGAGATTGTACTAAACGGAAATGGACCGGAGAGGACAAGTAAATGACAGATCTGAGTCTCGAATATCAAGAATTAATTTTAAGTCTTGAGCGTATTGGAGCTTTCAGTTTACTCTTTATAATTGCTAGTATTATGCTTTACTTAGTCTATGTACTCTTTTTCTTACCTTTTGATGATGATTTCTTTTAAGTATAGAGAGTACATATAATGACTAGAGCTTATAATAATTGGATTGCTGCTTACGTAAATCATACACGTTTTAGTGAAAGTCCTGACTCTTTTCATTTTTGGACTGCAGTTGCAACTATTGCTGGAGCTTTACGTCGTAGAGTATGGATTGATGAACGCCATTTTCAATGGACACCTAATTTTTATATTGTACTTGTAGGACCTCCGGGAGTTGCAGCTAAGTCAACTTCTATTCGAACAGGCTTATCGATGCTTGAAAAAGTACCTGGAATATTTATGGGTCCGCAAAGTATGACTTGGCAATCTTTAACTGATACGTTGGAAAAGGCTCAAGAACTTGTAACTATGCCTGAAACAAATATCGAAGAGCCTATGTCATGTATAACTATTGGAGTTAGTGAATTAGGTACATTTTTACGTCCTGATGATCAAGAATTAGTAGATGTTTTAGTTGATATGTGGGACGGACAAAAAACTACCTGGCGACGTTCAACTAAAACGCAAGGCCAAACTACAATTAATAATCCTTGGTTAAATGTAATTGCATGTACGACTCCAGCTTGGTTAAAAGCTAACTTTCCAGATGTACTAATTGGTGGCGGTTTAACGTCACGAATGCTTTTTATCTTTAATGATAAGAAACGACAACTCGTAGCTTATCCATCACAGTTTGTAAATCAAACTGAATATAAAGAAGAACAAGAATATCTTTTACACGATTTACTTCAGATAAGCACACTTTGCGGTGAATATAAACTTACCGATGCTGCACGCGCTTGGGGTACTGAATGGTATCGTTTACATTGGACAAGTGCTAAAAGTTCATATATGGCAAGTGAACGCTTTGCTGGTTATTTTGCTAGAAAACAAACGCACTTACATAAATTAGCGATTGTACTAGCCGCAGCGAAACGTAATACATTAATTATTGAAGAAGAAGATTTAATCGAAGCAAATACTTTAATTACAGAACTTGAAGTAGATATGCAGCACGTATTCAGTTCAATTGGCGTATCGCAAGGTGCTAAAATTTCAACTGAGATTTTAGCTTTAATTAGAAATAATAAAGAAATCACTCTTAAAGATTTATGGAGACTCTGCTTTAATACTACAGCTCAAAAAGATTTTCAAGACGCAGTAAAAGCAGCAGTCGAAGCCGGTTACGTTAAAGTAACGCAGACCGGCTCCGATAAAGTTTTAAAGTATATAGGTCCTAGAGCTATTTCACCTTCTTCTGCTCAATTATCTGCGAAGAACCAGGACCAGGAGCGTGTAATTCTTGACGAAGTTGCTGCATTAAAGGACCTTGAGACTTAATTGCAGGTAATCCCATAGACTCTTTTGCTCGAATTTGTGCCCTATTTTTTAAGCTAGACGATATACTTTCACTTGTAATACTCATCGTAGGTACACCACGTTGCCGCATGTCGGTATTGAAAGAGTTAATTTTTTCACGCATACTTTTAATAGCGTCACTATCTCTAGATCTAATTGCGTAATCAAATTGAAGCATAAGTGCCATACGGCGAGCGGTGAGCCATTGTACTTCATCCTGGAAAGCTCTCTTAAGTTCCCATTCTTTACTTAATTTAGTTGGTGTAAAGCCTAACCCTTGTGTAACAATTGTAGCTAAATCATCAGGATCTCGTAAGTCAAAATTAACAACTGTTGAACCTCTAGGAGTTACTTCTTTACCTTCTGTACCATAGCGGTAGGCTTTACTCATAGCTTTAAGCGCTCGCGGCATTACAGTTTCCCATTTACGTTGGTCTGCTGTAAATGAATCACTTCCAAGAAATTGTAACAACGGGAACATAAGACCGAAGCCAGCACCAGAGGTATCTTTTGCCAATTGTCCAGTTATATCTCTCCAATTAGCTCCGGCACCTACTCCACGCATTACTTCAGCTAAACCTGGAATAAGTTTTCCAATCGAACCATTAGCATGAGCATCAAATTGAGGTATTCCATAGCCTTCTTGTAAAAGACCTAAACCAAAACTATATTTAGAAATACCATGTAAAAGTAAATCAGCTCCAGTTTTTTCAAACATACTGTCTTTTGTAATTGAATTTACAAAGCTACGTACTTCTTTTTCTAAACTAAAATCTAAACCAAAATATTTATGACTTAAACGTGTTAACATTTTTAAAAGTTCATCAGCATCTTCAGCACCAGGAAGCGCCATAAGACCGAAGAGAAATGCATAGATTAAAAACATCCTAATCATGCCAGGATTGTTTCCCATGGCATAAACAAGAGCTTGAACATAACCGAAAAATACTAAGAATACACTAGAATAACGATTTTGTAAAAATTTAGGTCTTGTCCATGGTTGAAACATAAACTGAGTACGATCAATCGCTTCACGGGCAGCAATTACAGCTAAAGCTTGATCATAAGTTAGTGTAACACTTTGTCCATTAACAGTATAAGTTTTCGCAAGTAACCGATTTACTTCAGATAAATTTGCACGCTCTAATGCAGCTAGATGAGTATGATCGCTATTAGCTAATGCAAGTTCCCACATAGATGCAAAAGCAATCTCACGATTGATACTTTCAGCTTTACCAAATAAGTACATTCCAGCCCAGGAAAGATTTCTCCAACCTCGTTGAAGATCTGTACCTGCAGCCATAGATAACAAATTACTTCCCTCGGCATAAGCGCCAAGTTCTGCAGCTTGTCCTACGTCTAATTTACCCATAGCTTGTAATTCTTGCCGGGCCGCTTCAAATGCTAGAGGCGCCGTGCCGCTATAGGTAGTAGATCGTTTTAGGGCATTGACCGATTTCCTCAATGCCCCTAATGCTTTAACATCTCCAAAAAGTCCAGCTAAATACGGATAAGTAACTGTAGGAGATTGCAGTAAATTCATAGCTGCAGCGGCTGGACTAAAGCCTAATTGCCACATAGAAATTAAACTTTTAAGTTTACTAAAATCTCGACCATTTTCCATAATATATTTATAATGGTTTTCAACCATATCTATAATATATGTACGTTTACGGGTATCGCGTAAAGTCGGTAAGGTAGCGCGTAACTCGTTAATATTTGATCTAATTACATTTTTATACTTAAGTTTAGCTAAATAACCACTTCCTGTAATAAAATAATTAGCATAAACTCTAAAAGCATCCAATGAGTAACCTGGAGTACCTTTACGCTCAAGCCAACGTTTTCTAAATGAATTTTCAGGACCATTTAAAACTTTAAAGTTTTCTAGCCATTTTCTCTGTTGTGTAGTAATATCAGGCATACCTTCAGCAGGATCTAAAATACGATCAATAAGCGGTCCGGGAAGCCCCATAAATTCTTGAACTTCTTGCGGAATACGACCCACTTGAAAAGCGTTACCTCTATATTGTATAACTACTTGCTGTAAAGCACGATCACGTTCACGTTGTGTAGGATAAGCTGCAAAAAATACTACTTTATCATTCGCATCGCGAGCTGTGATATGCCATTGCCCAAAACGTACCATTGGAAAATATGGCTTCTTTCTAAGTTGTGCCATATCTGCAGCTAACTTTGCTAACGCAGCTTGCATACCTTGCGGATTAGCTGCATAAGTAGTTCTAATTAAATCTGCACTTATAAGTTCAGTCTCATTTAAGAAATTAGTAAACTGCTCCTGAATTCGTGTAATAAGATTGATGCTATTAATATCTAACCTTAATAATTGTTGTTGCCTGCCAATTTCCGATAAAGTAGGCATACGTATTACGTTAGTTTGTACTTCAGTAGGTGACCTATACCGCATTTCTGTAAGCCAAAATAAATAATCAGCTATAGCAGTCCGTTGCTGTTCCGGAAAAGTATTCCACTCACGAGACACAGTATCAGCTTGTGTAACCATAGCCATACGAAAATTATTCATAGTTTCTACAGAATTAGTATAATCAAGTAAAGGTCTTAAATGTTGATTTCGCCACGCTAACTGTTTAATACTTATAAAGACTTTACTAAACCAAGAAATACGATCAAGTTCTCCGGATAATCCAGTTAACCTTCGATTTGTTTCCGGATCTTGTTCACCACGATTAGCCCATTGAATTATATTCACAACTCCAGCTGTTTCCATTTGCTCAGCTGCTGCAACTGAAACATCAATGTTTAAAATTTTAGCGTTCTTTTCTTTAGATTCTTCAGCTTCTTTATTATAAATTTTATCAAAAGTCGAACTTAACTCACCAGTATTAATACCGGAAAATGCTTTAAGTAAATTATTGTCATCAATCTCTTGAGCTTTTGTTTTCTCATAAAGCATATGTTCAATTTTAGCTCGAGTATACTTCGCATTTGGCTCCATATTAAATGCAGTAGCTAAATTTGGATCTTTATACGCTAATGGATTAATCTTATCTTGTAATTTTTTATACTTAACAATAGTCGCAGTTAACAAAGCATTATCTGCATTTGGATC